CATCGATCAGATCCTCGCTGAGATTCAGCCGTCGCTTTCGCGCGCGCTGGACTTCGGTGTGTTCCACGAGATCAACCCGGTCGGCGGCGCCATCGTCGTCGCAATGAACGGCGGCCTCACGGACACGACGAACCTCGTCGAGTACGTCGCAGCGGACAAGCCTTACGTGAGCCTCGACGCGGCAGACGCGCTGATCCTTGCCGATGGGTTCATTCCCCGCGACATCGCACTTGACCCGACCTACGCCTCGAAGTTCTCGGCACTGCGTGGCACCAACTCTGAGCAGAAGTTGTACCCCAACTTCCAGCTTGGGACAGAGGTGTCCGAACTTGACGGTCACCGTGCGTCGGTGTCCAACACGGTTCGCGGCGCCGGTGTGCTCGCAGTTGACACCAAGGTCCTCGGCTTTGCCGGTGATTTCAGCGCGATCCGCTGGGGCATCCAGAAGTCGATCGGCATCGAGGACCTCAAGTACGGCGACCCCGACGGTGGCGGCGACCTCAAGCGCAACAACCAGGTCGCATTCCGCGCCGAGGTTGTCTACGGCTGGGGCATCGCTGACCTCAACGCATTCGCCAAGATTCACAACCTGGTCTGATGCCTCGTCTTCGTAATATCCAGTCCGGTGCTGTCGTCTCGTGTTCTGACGAGACGGCGGCCCGGCTGGGCGGCGAGTGGCAGCCCGTCCCCGTTGTGAGTCCAGTAAAGCCCGCCAAGGAGGTAGCCCGCAATGACACCACTAGCATCAAGCGCGGACGTAGTAACACGCCTCGGTCGGGCACTCACAGCATCTGAGACCGCTAAGGTCCCTGGACTTCTCGAAGAGGCGTCCGTCAAAGTCCTTGCCCATCTTGGCAAGGGCGAAACCTACTATGACGCGCTGACGATTCCGGCAACGGTGTCTATCGTCACGTCCCGCATGGTTGCCCGCGTGCTTGAGCAGGCGCCTGCGGGTATCGTGCCCGGCGCTCAACAGACCGGCGTCACCACTGGGCCGTTCTCGAATCAGACCACATTTGTGGCTGGCTCGTCGAATGGTTCACCGTGGCTGACACGTTCAGATCGTGCGGACCTCAATAACGCCATTGGCGCCAACAAGGTCCTCGCGGTTGACACGGTGGCAACAAGTTACTATGACGTCGCTACTGACACGACGTATGTCACCGGGGCGATGCTCATTAATGGCGCGACGCCGTGACCGAAACCGTCACCCGCATTAGGGCCACGTCAAGCGGCACGGACGCCTTCAATCAGCCGATCCCTGGCACGCCTACGGAAACCGACATTGAGGGCGCCCTGTTCGCACCTGGTGGCTCGTCTGAGCCTGTTGAGCCCGGTCGCACGCCAATCATCACGACGCCGACCTTGTACTTCCGCATGTCGTGGCCGGACATCACGGCCGACGATCATATCCGCGTTCGTGGCGTCGTCTACAGCGTCGAGGGAGACTCGGCGTCGTGGCATCGCGGGCAGCAGCTCGAAGGCGGCATGGTTGTGCCGCTCAAGCGCGTAGGGGGTTGACGTGGCCACTCAGATCAAGTTGTACAGCAAGGGCTTCGCGGAGATCCGCACGTTTCCCAAAGTGATGAAGATGCTCGATGACATTGCCGAGGCCACGGCGCGACGTGCCGGCGAGGGGTTCGAGGCTGAACCGGCCAAGCCTACGGGCGGCCGTGTTCGCGGTCGTGCCGCCGTCGTGGCTAGGACAACGGACGCAATGCGCGCCCAGGCCAAGAGCCGCGCCCTCGAGCGTGCGATTGGTGGTGCGTAATGGTTGAGGCGTTAACGTTCGGCAATGTCGAGGCGGACACGATGGCCTACCTCGAGCCGCTGGTCCTGGTCGATGTGGAGCGCGTACTTTCTGACCCACTTCCGCCTGGTCCCTTTGTGCGCGTTCTACTCACTGGTGGGCGTCGCATCAACCTGTCGCTCATTGAGCACCGCGTCACACTCGAATGCTGGGGCGGCACTGGCACTGACGCCGACTCGCAAGCCTTCACGCTCGGTCAGTCCACCTACGGCCATATGGGGGCATGGCGCACCGACTCCATCTGGGTCCCCGAGGGCGAGAACGCCTTTGTTGGAAGCCCATACGCCGACGTAGACCCAGACACCAAGCGCCCCCGCTATGTCATGACCGCCAACGTTCGCCAGGCCGTCACACACCTCTAAGCCCCACCCCACTAGCCCGCCACGGCGGGCCGTTTGGAGCGCCCGCATGGTTCGCCTAGACCACCCCACCGCCAAGAACGTCCACGTAGACGTACCCCCCAAGGACGTGAAGCGCTGGGAGCGCTCCGGCTGGGTTAAGCCCGCCACGTCTGACAACTCGTCCTCGTCACATGGCGAGGCGCACACACCCACCCCCGCGCCGCCTGAGATCGCGGCCAACGAGAAGGAGTAGCACTCATGGCTGCACCCACTGAGAAGAAGGTAGTCGTCGGCGCTCCCGCTGTCGGCGGCGCGATCTTCCGAGCCCCACTTGGTTCCACCCTGCCCACCACCGTCGCAACGGCCCTTGATGCGGCATTCATCGCCCAGGGCCACGTGTCCCCCGATGGGTTCACTCGAGTCATCGACAAGGCTTATGCGGCAATGAACGCATGGGGCGGTACTGAGGTTGCGAAGAACCGCACCGAACTGTCCGTGTCGGCGTCTTTTGGTCTCATTCAGACCATCGACTCGGATGTCCTTGAGACCGTGTTTGGTGCGGACGCCGTGACCGTCACCGCCGCGACCGTGTCGTCTGGCGAACTCATCACCGTGGCCTACGCGGGCACGGAACTGGACGAGTCGGCATGGGTTGTGAACATGGCCTACAAGGGTCGCAAGCGTCGCATCGTGTTCCCGAACGCGCAACTGACGACCGAGTCCTTCGAGCAGACGTTCACGGATGAGGATCTTGCCGCATTCCCGGTCGAGCTCACCATCTACCCGGACGCTTCCGGCAAGTACTTCTACGAGTACACCGATGACGGAGTGTTCTTCGGCGCTTGATCTGTTGGCGCCCGGATGGGGTGATTGTGCCTCCACCATCCGGGCGCTGACTAGTCGGAGGCACATCACGCAGGAGGCACACCATGACCGCATACAAAGTACCCGAGGTTGAACGTTTCGAGTTCCAGGTTCCTGGCGATAAGGCTACGTATAGCCTGCCGTCGATGTTGGACCTGCCGCCCGCCAAGTTAAAGGCGCTGGCCGGGATGAAGGACATCAACACGCAGGACACGTCAACCCTGGAGCGTTTCAACGCACTGTTCGACACGCTCGCCGACGATGACGATAAGGCCGCACAGGAGGCGCTTGCGACCCTGGCGCTGAGTCAGAAGATCAAGCTGATTGGCGCCTACGGGGAATCGTCGTCGCTTTCCGTGGGGGAATCCTCGGCCTCGTAGCACTTCACGACCTGCACCCGGCTGCGGTTGAGGCTGACCTCATCGCAGCCGGTTTGCGCTGGCGTGACATTGGTACGGGGCGCACGAACTGGCGCGATGTGTGGGCCATTTTGCAGACGGCTACCCGTGAGTCTGCTACAGGCCGCGCCATTCTTGGCGCCGATGCCGAGTGGGGCACGCAAGAGCACCTTCTGGCGCTCGCGGTCGACACCCTCAACGCCGCCAATTGGCAGCGCGGCGGCGGAAAGGGTCGCAGGCCCAAGCCTATCCAGCGACCAGGCGTCAAGCCTGACACCGAGCAAATCCAGATGGACCGCTTCGATTCCGCCGCCGATTTCGACGAGTGGTGGGCAACCCATTAACTACACAACGGAGGCGCCCTGTGGCTACTGAAGTCGGCTCCGCATACGTCTCGATTGGTGCATCTACCAAGGGCCTTGGTGACCAAATAGCCAAGGATCTTGGCAAGGTTAAGGTCGAAGAGCCGGGTAAGAAAGTGGGCGCCCGTTTCGGTGCGGCTATTGGCGTTGGCCTCGCCGCCGCGTCGGCTCTCATTGTCAAGGGCTTGGCGAGTTCCATCGGCGCAGCATCAACGCTCGAGGAATCAGTTAACGCCGTCACCGTGTCTTACGGTGAGGCCGCCGACGAGATATTGGCGCTGAGTGACAACTCAGCAACCGCCGTTGGTCTGTCAAGTGCAGACTTCAACTCACTGTCGGTGCAGTTCTCGGCATTTGCTAAGAGCATCGCCGGAACTGGTGGCGACGTCGCCGGTACGTTCGATGACATTTCAACACGCGCGGCAGACTTTGCTTCCGTCATGGACCTCGAGGTGGCAGACGCCGCCACGCTGTTCCAGTCTGGACTCGCGGGTGAGACTGAGCCGTTGCGGAAGTACGGCATCGACCTGTCGGCGGCGGCCGTTGAGGCGTATGCGATGGCGAACGGCATCGGCGACGGAACCACTGCGCTCACTGAGGCTCAAAAGGTGCAGGCGCGCTACGGGTCGCTGATGGAGCAGACGTCCAAGACCCAGGGCGACTTCACGAACACCGCCGATGGCCTGGCGAACTCGCAGCGCGTCCTCGGTGCCAATATGACGAACCTGTCGGCCACTATCGGCGCGGCCCTGTTGCCTGTGATGGCGAAGCTGTCGGGCGTCGCCATCGACGTCATCTCGTATCTGTCGGAGAACAAGCCGGTCCTTGTGGCGCTTGCCGCCGTGACGGGCACTCTCCTGGTGGGCGCTATCGGTGCGTGGGCCGCCTCGATGGTGCAGGCCAACGTTGTGCTTTATAGGAACATCGGTGCGGTCGCGGCGTCGACCGTGGCTAAGGGTAAAGACCTGGCTGCGGGGCTGGCGTTGCGGACGATGTATGCCGTTGAGATGGTTCGCGCCCTGGCCACTTCTGCGGCTCAGTGGGTTGCCTCAACCACAGCCATGATCGCATCCAAGGTGGCCACCGTCGCCATGTCTGTCGCTACCAAGGCCGCCGCAGCCGCTCAGTGGCTCATGAACGCGGCCATGACCGCGAACCCTATCGGCCTGGTCATTGCGGCCATTGCCGCACTCGTGGCGGGCCTGGTGTATTTCTTCACGCAGACGGAGATCGGTCAGAAGGCGTGGGAGGCCATGACTTCCGCGCTGGGTACCGCGTGGGAGTGGTTGTGGACCACGATCCTCAAGCCGTACATCGAAGCCTTTGCGGCCGTGTGGACGTGGCTGTGGGATTCCGTCATTAAGCCAGTGGGCGGCTTCATTGTTGGCCATTTCCGCCTGATGGGCGACGTGTGGTCGTGGGTGTGGACGAACGTCTTGTCGCCCACCATCACCGCGCTGTCAAATGCGTTCACGTGGGTCAAGGATCGCATCGGCGCGAACTTCGACCTCATCAAGGGCATCATTTCCGGTGCCGCCGACACGATCAAGCAGAACTTCCAGACTGTGATCGATTTCTTCCGTGACGCGCCCGGCAAGATTGGCGGATTCTTCACGACTATTGGCGACGCGATCACGGGTGTTTTCAAGAGGGCCTT